ATCTCCGTATCCTAGAATATACCCAGATGCTGATGGATTTGTGTTAATCACCAGCTGACCATTGGTATCTACGTAAATAGATCTGCCCGTTGGTCCAAACTGAAAAATATTATAAGACATTACAAGCTCCTACTTAGCTACCAAAAAGATCCCTCAGGTCGTCCTGAGATTCTCTTATCAAGTTTACCCTGTCCTGCATGTAGTCAATCTGCTCAGACAAATGCTGAGCTCTAGAAGAAAGACCTTCTACACGCTGCGTCAAGTTGGAAAGGTGGTCTACTACACCATCCTCTTTCTCACGAATAATTGAGACTAGCTGCTTCTCATGGTCTTGATGACCAGAAATAAGCTTCTTGCCTAGTACGATAAAAGAAAATGCCATGAAGACACTTAAAACTATCCCGAGACCGTAATCCGATGCCAATCGCACCGCACTTTCAAATTCTGTCATGTTACATCCGCTCTCTATTTACTAACTGTCACTATCAATAGAATTACTGAATGCCTTTAAGACTATCTCCTTAGTCTTTTGTTTTCCTGGTTTTTTGCCGGTCTCCTCGACAAAACTAACAAGATTCGAGCTGATGAGGGCCGAAGCCTTTTCAGCCTTAGAAACCGAAGCCTTCTCTTCTGATGCATCGTCTCCTGTGTTGGAAACTGCAACAAGGATCTCAGGAAGAGCATTGACTACCTCCGTAAGAACCTTTTCCATATCCTCACCATTAAAGGATCTTGCGTCAGAGTAGCCCATCTCTTCGCAGAATGATGCAGATACGGCTTTGTATGTGACGTCGAACGCCTCGCCAATCTGGTCTTCTGTAAGAAATGATGACTTACTCTGTCCAACGGGGGTTGCTGGAGCATCCCCGCTTCTCCTCTTTTGGTTTTCTCCGGGCTTTCGCCCACCTTTTTTACCATTGTCCTCTTGTGCAGAAGGCAAGTTGGTTGTATTTTCATCTGTTGGCACCGGCCCTGAAGATAGCTCTTGCAACTCTGGTGGGCCAGCTGGGTACTGTGGGCCGAACTTTCCAACCCTGAGAAGTCCAAACGGAGAATCGTCTTTGATCTTCTCACGCTTCTTATCTTCTCTTTTCACTCTTTCAAGCTCGATGTCGAAGTTCTCTCCGAATCTTTCGGTTAGAGTCTCGAAGGAGATTGCGTTTCTGTCAAACAGCTCCAACACGAACTTCTTCTCACTGTCCTGGTCTGATAGGGACATGTGGTTCATTCTGATAACTGGAGCGGTTCTGAATCCCATAGCCTTTGAGACCAGTCTGACCTGATTCTCAAGGTAGTCTAGTAGCATCTGACGCCCAAGCTCAAGTCTCTCAAGCAGGGTTTTAACAGCGAGGAAGGACGAGGAGTAGTTGCCTCCGCCTCCGTTGATGAGGATCTCTGCGATCCCTAGTCCTGATCTGATGTCATCGTCTACCTGCTTGTACTTCTCTGATGAGAGTAGACTGTCAATTGGCGGGTACTCTGTCTGGATATCGATTAGGTCGTCCCATACAATGGTCTTGGCCTTGCTTGGGTTCTTTAGCATTGATACGATTTTCTGATACTTCTTCTTGGAAGGCGGAAGACCGTCTTTGGTGGCCCCTAGCTTAACTACGGTTAGAGCGTTTGTAACGCCTTCTGCCAGAGAGATGTCCATGTCTCTCAACAGCTTCTTGTACCTTACATCGTCCATAACTCTCCATAGCATAGGATTTGCCCAGGACTTGTATCCGTCTCTCTTGTAGTATAGCATTTCAAACCTAGCCGGGTCAAGGGTCATCTGACCAGTGCCTTTTAGCTTGTTGAATTCAGCTGCCCCTAGGGAGTCCTTTAGTTGCTTTACAACCTCTTTGGTCTTAGCGTCCATCTCGGATGATAGGATCTCGTAGTCAGATGTGTCAAACTGGTAGTCCCAACCTGCTGTCCCCAGCATCTCGCTTCCGCTTCTGTCAACGTTTAGAACATCAAGAACCTGGAACTTATATGGGATAATCTTTGATCCATCCTCTGCTTCGTCAGATAGGAAGAGTGGCCCCTTATCCTTGCCTACTGCCTTCTTGAAGGATTTAACTTCCTTGTCGGAAATCTCTCCCCAGTACGACAGAACTGGAACATTGCCATCTCTGTAGATTGACTTTAGTATTTGCTGGGATAGTTGTGCAAGATTAACCTTGCTGGCCCACTGCCTGAAGAACTTCTGCACAGGAGCCGACTTGTGGTATACGTCTATGCCCTCTGAGGCGAAGTCGACCATTAGGTCAACAATATTGCCGATTATGCCCACGTTTTCGTATGCTTCACGGCATGTGGCGATTCTTTCCTTCACCTCTTTGCCGGTCGCTCCGCCATTTTGCTCGGTAGATCCATCGAATCTCACGTTGCTTGCGGATTTAGACGACTGTGGGGCATTTGATACAAATTCGGCATCTGAGCCTAGGAATCCATCCCAAGCTTTTGCCCTCTTGTGAATTGTGTCAGGCTTAACGCCTTCGTTATTATTGCTAGTGCCCATGGTATACCTTCTAGTGCTAGGGTTAAATGCTATATTACTATACGGACAATATTGTCACAGTTGGGTTGTTTATCTTAGAACTCTTCCATCCAGCCACCGAGAGCGTCATCGTCGTTGTATGCCTTAGCTGCCCTTGCTGGGCCATATAGAAGCATATCGTCTAGGCTGTTGGCCATGTGGTTAGACAGCAGGAGGGATGAGTATCTGTCCTTGTGCTTTACGTTGTCGTCTTTCCTTGCGTCTCCTGGCTTCAGGTCAAAGCTCTTTTTACCTGTTTTGGTATATGTTACACCAATTGACAGCAATTCTCTCTTAAGCTCAGATACCTCAAATAGGACGTCCTCTAGCGATGCTGCTCCGGATTCTACGTAAGCCTTTGGGAACATTAGACTTCTGTCTTCTATGTTCTTCTGGAGAAGAGTGTTTGACTCCTCAATCCAGTTGCTGGTGAAGTTCTGAAGGTTTAGTATTCTGCTACACTTGTTCTCGTCCAAGTGGGCACTTCTCTCCTCATCGATTCTGACAATAATGGGCTCGTCTTCTTTTCTAATGGCTATTCCGTCAGGAGTTTGTGTAACATTGAGAAGCTCCTCCACGGCATAGCCCCCACCTCCGGAGTCCATGTTTATCCCCACAATGTTAAACTCTCTCATAAGCTGTCTCATCTTGGATGCTGCATACGAGAACTTTTGATTCTGGCAGGTCCAATGGTACACTACCTTGGACGGAGAACCGACTTCAATAATGTTTATAGAGAACCTGTCAGTGGTTCTAGCTGGGTCAACTCCCATGACGTGCCTCTTGCCAGTTAGACCAGCGGTCCTAACTTCAAACCCTCCGTCTCTTGAGGATGTCGCCTCACGGATGTCCTTGGCCTTGAAGAACCCAAGAGAGTCATCTGCGAATGAAGCATTGTACTCCATGTCAAACACCTGTCTTGGCATGGTTGCCATAGCTCCCTCAATTAGCTTTCGGTCCATCATTCCTTCTGGGAGATCTGTCCACTTATATCGGACAATGCAGTAGTCTCTAAAGTCCAGGTCGTACTTCTTTGCTTCTTCACCTAGCACGTCTGTGAATTCTTCTGCGCTTCCAATTAGCTTGTTTGATATGATTGCGCTATAGTGCTTGTAATGTCTATAGAATGTGCCATTCATATATCCGGCTGTTCCTGCTAGGATGATCTTGTTGCCCTTGCTAACGGAATCCTTTGTCTCTTCTTTTTCCTTGTTTACGAATGCATCTTTTGACTTCTGCCATGGGTCAGACTGTGTGGCGCCGAAACCACGAATAACAGTGTCGAAGATCTCTGGGTCAATACTGTCGAATTCGTCAGCAAGGATTACGTGACCACGCTCTCCTCGGATCTTGTCTCCGTTTCCCAGTGGTAGTGCAGTAATAGTTGATCCGCAT